TGTTGGTGGCGATGCGGAGCGGACCACGTTCGTAGCTGACATCGAAGTCCTGAAGGGCAAACAGACTGCTTACTTCAAGGGCCTTCAGTGGCGCCAGTGGCGCCGCGTACTTCCGGACGAACTCCCGAAGTCGAAGGTCGTGGTTGCCCTCCAGCCACACGATCTTGGCGTTGGCAGCCGAATCCCTGAGCGGCGCAAGAAACTCCCTCTGGTAGCCGTTTATGTGCTCCTGTAGGGTGTCTGCGTACTCTCCTGCGGTACCCTTGGACCACTGAGAGACCTGAGGGAAGTCGATACCGTCCCCGATCTGGACGATCTGGTCCGGCTGGTAGTCCTTGGCCACCTTGATCAGCTTGCTGAGAAGCAAGCTGTCATGGTAGGGGTACTGGATGTCGGGGATGATGAGGGTTGACTTAGTTTTGGCCATGTCACTATCATATCAGACAAGCCGGACAGCCTATGAAAGGATCACATATGATCGTCAGCGTGAACACCGAGCCCCCCAGCGATAGGGCATGGGGTGCAACCCTGATCAACGTGCAGTACATCAATGGTCGGTGGATGGCTGTCGTGAAGGACAACTACTACGAGACGATCACAGTCGTCGCCGCAGAGCGACTCCGACAGCGGGAAGGGCCAGTGTGACGTAGGTCACACACCTCAAAAAATTCTGGAGAGAGAAGGGGCTAATTTCTTGAAGCCACAGATCGGCGCTGGAGCGCCTCTCGTGAAGTGGTTGGGCCGATGGGTCACAGAGGCTGAGAGGGAGCGCCTGAAGGCCGCTCAGCCCCGCGTAGAGCTACCTCTGGTCATGCCAGACCCTGAGGTTGAAGTGGTTAGGCTGCACCCACAGTCTCGCCCCTGCCTGCTGGAGTGGATGTGACCTAAGTCACAGGAATAAAGCACCCCCTCCAGGGCATTGAAAAGAGTAACCACCTAGCGCAACGTTGAGATCGAACGAACGGCGCTCCAGCGCTGGTCGTTCAAGATACTCCTACTAGCGCATCAGAGAGTAACTAGTAGTACTAGTCTAGGGTCCCCCTTGAGGGGGGACCTAGAGAGCGGGGAGAAGTGAGTGTAAGGAACGGCGAAAGCTCCGGGGCTGACATGAGCTACAACGGACCAGAGGTAGCTCTGTACCGGCCTCCCTCGGGGTCGGCCGTACCATATCGCAGCTTTACTGACGAGGCGTCGTGTGCTACTTCCCCCGCCGAGTGGTTCGAGCTCACCGGGTCAGCCGGGGACATCAAGGGTGAAGCGCTGGAAGCGCAGCACGAACTGATGTCCAAGGGTCTGAAGGTGTGTGCAGGCTGCCCCGTCAGGGATGAGTGCCTGAAGGACGCCAGTGAACTCGACAGGTACTGGACCGTCCGTGGTGGCAGGCCCCCAGAGGGCCTGTTCTGGGATTCAAAGAGGCCTGGCTACAAGCTGCCTGTGTTCGTCACGGGCAGTGCCACACCAGGCAGGAAGAAGCCTCCGCCGGAGGAGTGCCAGCGCGGGCACAACAACTGGAAGGTGCACAACGATGGCGGACGTCGCTGCATCGACTGCCAGAAGGCGGGGACAGAGAAGCGCAACAAGGCCCGCTTCGCCAAGTCGAGCTGATAGACTGTGAGTATGCTACCTCACATCAGCTACTCCCAGTACAGCACCTACAGTAAGTGCCCGAGGTCTTGGTACCTTGGCAAGATCGCACAGGCAGAGGAGAAGCAGACCTGGTACATCCCTATCGGCAGTGCTGTGCACTCGGCCATCGAGGACTGGCTAGGGACAGGGTCGGACACGACCCTGAAGATGGAAGACTTCTTCTACCCGCTGATCGCCAAGCAGATGGAGATAGAGCCTGACCTGAGCAAGTGGCTGGCAGGCGGCCCCGAGGTCGCCCCCATCACCCACGAGAAGGCCCTTCAGAGGGCACAGGAGTGCTTCGAGAAGGCCGTTCAGGAGCTGGAGGACATCGAGGTATGGGAGGTCGAGTACGACGCCTCAGGCAGGCTTCCAGGGCTTTCGGTTCCAGTGAAGGCGTACGTCGACATCATCGGTGAGCACAAGAAGAAGGGTCCGGTGATCCTCGACTGGAAGACCGGCAGCACAAAGCCTGGCAACTTCCAGTTGATCACGTACGGGGCGCTCCTCAAGAGCGACCACCCGTTCAACGAGCATGGTAGCTTGCCCTTCAGTGGCAGGTATGTCATGCTGGCTCCGGGCTCAGCCAACACCAGGTACGTCGACCTCTCGAAGGTCGACCCTCAAGAGGTTGGCAAGAAGTACCAGACCGTGGTAGAAAGGATGCAGGGCAAGCACTACGAGGCGAAGGCTGGCTTCGACTGCCGGTTCTGCTTCATGCAAGAGAACTGCTTGGTCAACAAGGGCATGACGGAGCGAGCGATGTACTACGATCGGAGCGCTGATGACGGATTCCCTTTTGAGTGAGTGCGTGGAGTGGACTGGAGCCACTCGCAACGGGTATGGAGTGAAGCGGTATGAGGGTAAGGTGGAGTACGTGCACCGACTCTCGTTCACTGAGTTCCACGGGCGCAAGCCTAACGGAGTGGTTCGCCACAAGTGTGACAACAGGCTGTGCTACCGTGGCTCGCACCTGGAGGATGGAACCCGAGCCGACAACTCTCGCGACATGGTTGAACGTGGTCGTAGCATGAGGGGCGAACGTCACTCTGATGCAATCCTCGACGTGCCACAGGTCCGAGAGATCCGAGACCTGTACGATGCTCGACCGATCAGCGTGAACGAGATCGCCAAGTCGTACGGAATCAGTCGACAGAACGTGACCAGCATCGGCAAGAGAAAGAGTTGGACGCATGTCTGATGACTATGGGCAAGCCGATAGGGATTACTGGAGCAACAAGTACGATCAAGGGCCCGAGGAGTGCGACTTCGGTGAACATGACCTGTACTTCAACGACGACTGGCAAGAGTTCCACTGCACGCAGTGTGATTACACCGAAGAGTACGACGACAAGCAGGCGGCCAACGAGGAGGCCTACAACTATGGCTAAGACCTACAGTCTCCTGAACGAGTGGGGCGAGGACTTCTTCTGGAGCGAGGGCTACGAGTACAACGCGGAGGTCAAGCGTGGCTGAGTTCAACATCGCCCGAGAGGTGCGGCTGGAGTTGCTGCGCAACGCTCTCGATGCGGCCGAGAACGACGGGGAGGTTTGGTTCTTCCCCGGCAACAACGGAGACCTGGGCAACCTGTATGTGGGTGACGAACTTGTCGCCTCCATCCGAACCTGGAGTGAGCGTCATGGCTGAGATCGAGATCACCCTGCCGACGGTGCAGTATGGCAACATCAAGATCACCGCAACACCCGAAGAGTGGGGGCTTGAGACTATCGCCGACGCCCCCGACGTCGGCGTGTGGGCTGCCACCTACCTGAACCTGTTCACCCAGGGCTTCAAGGTTGGCGCTGCGATGGACGTAGACGCCCACCTGGGAGCCTCGCAGGGTGTCACTGAGGCTCAGGCCCAGCGGTACCTTGACGAGGGTCTGGGCGGCGTTACAGAGGTCGAGGAGCACGGCTCCGCAGACGAGGCCAAGGAGGCTACCCGGGCTCGCACGGCTGGCGCTCCCTGGGACCAGAAGGTTGACGCCAAGCCTAAGCCGTGGGAGAGTGGAAGTGCGGCACCGGCTGCCAAGCCGGTGATCGACGAAGGCTGGTAAGAAGTTACCAGCCAGTACCAAAAATCACAACAAACACAAGGAGAAAACTAAGTGCCTACTCTCGATGACCTCTTCGGCAACAGCGGAGAGAAGAAGCCCAAGGTGATCAACCTCAAGGTGGAGGGTGAGTTCATCAAGGGCGTCATCACCGACATCGACCCGGCGGCACCCACCTTCGAGTGGGACCAGACCAACAACCGAGTCGGCCTTCAGAAGTTCTGGGTCGACGGTAAGCCGAAGGGTGTGGCGAAGGACGAGGCCGAGCGTGCTGGCCTCAACCCGGTCAACCAGATCATGATCACCCTGGAGACCAACGACGGCCTGATCCGTGTCCCGGTCAGCTCCAAGGATGAGCGGGAGAAGTTCAAGGCCGCGGTCGCCGAGCACGGAAGCATCGACGTCGGGGACATCCTCGGTAAGAAGCTGGTGAAGCGGGTCGGCAACAACAAGGAACACGAGTTCAAGCTGACCAAGGCTAGCTGACTCAAGGGCCCCGGCTTCGGCCGGGGCTTCAAGGGCCTGGAAGGTTTCGACATCCATGAAAGCCGCACGCGGAACATGGATGGACAGGGGTTCGACTCCCCTCAGGTCCACGCACTAAGGAGGTGCCCCATGGCTCTGACCGAGGAGCAGGAAAAGGAACTCGATGAGATGGCCAAGCGCTTCAAGGACACGAAGGGCGGGAAGTGATGGAGGCTCGATCGTTCTTCGAGAACAGCCCGATGGCTGAGGTCACGGTGTCCGCCACTCCCGAAGAGTGGCGGAAGGTCATCGATGATCTGGTCAGGATGGAGCCCGAGGACGTGAGTCCCGAAACGATGGAGCTGTTTCTTTCGCTCGACAGGATGGGGCTTGTGTGAAGACGCTTGCACGTACCGTCAAGCGGGGAGTCTCGGCAGGCGAACCCCTACCTTCCCCGTGGCCCATCTTTGACGAGAAGAAGATGCACCTCCGCCGAGGCAGCATCACCATGGTGGCTGGCCCACCTGGCTCCATGAAGACGGTCATGACCCTGAACGCCGTGAAGAACATCGGCGTTCCTACTCTGTATCACAGCTCAGACTCGGATGACTTCACCATGGCTAGCCGGTCACTCTCGATGCTGACCGGCACATCCACCGATGAGACTGAGTTGTGGGTGATGACCAACAAGCAACTCGCTCACGATACACTCAAAGACATGGACTTCGTTCGCTGGTCGTTCATGTCCAGCCCGACGCTCGAACACATGGAACGTGAGGCTGATGCGTTCTTCGAGCTGAAGGGCGAGTACCCTCACCTCACGGTGATCGACATCATGATGGACATCAACTACGAGGGTGCCGGTGAGCAGAACTACTGGGCTCTCATGGCCGAGCTGAAGGACATGGCCCGTGAACAAGAGACGGCGGTGCTTGTCGTTCACCATACGTCTGAGTCCGCGAAGGCTGGTTCTCCTCCCCCTCGCTCCGCGATCATGGGGAAGGCCAACCAGTTGCCGACGCTTATTCTCACTCTGTGGGGAGACGCTCACGCTGGAACTCTGGATGTGGCGACGGTGAAGAACCGGTTCGGCCCGCAGGATCCTATGGCCAAGAACGGTACCTTCAAGATGAGGGCACAGCCTGCGCTGTGCCTGATCGAGGAGATGGAGCAACCGGCCGAGGTGCCGGTGCTCTTCAGGGACGGTCCGTGGACCGACAAGGAAGACAAGACTAACGTCTGGGAGGATGACTGATGGCGAAGAAGCTGTTGAACCTGGACACTCGTAAGTACGAGTGGGTACTTTCCGAAAAGGAGTACAACCAGTTGGTCGAAGACTCGGACTTCCTTCAGAACCTAAGGGATGCCGGAGTCGACAACTGGGACGGCTACCACTACGGCTGGACTGGCGTCGAGGAGGAATACTGATGAGCTGTCCTGTACCGCCCGGAGAAGAGCACTACCCGATCACCGTGGAGCGGGACGGTGTTCCCGTCCTGGTCTGCGCCAAGTGTCAGCAGGTGATCTGATGGCACGGGACTACGAGCAGGAAGTCCGAGACATGCTGGCTGCTGGCCTGGCCGA